TCATATCGTTCTGACGGCTGATGGCGGGACACTGGTCGACGGCATCAACCGCGCTCGCGCCTGCAAGGAAGCCGGTGTTGAGCCGAAGTATCGCATGCTGCCCAAGAGCTACACCGAAACCGACATCATCAACTTTATCATCGGCGTCAATCTGCGTCGGCGTGACCTAAATCCCGGACAGAAAGCCTCGATCATTGTCGATATCGAGGGCGATCTGGAAGCCATTGCCGCGAAGGAGCGGCAGCAACAGGCTGGCAAACACGGCAAAGAAGGCGGTCGAGGAAAGAAAAAACCCTCAGGACCACGCGGTCCTAAGGGTTCGGGCAAAGCCAGCGACAAGCTCGCCGCCAAGGGCAACGTCGGCACCACCACCATCACCAAAACCAAGGCGGTCAAGGCACATTCGCCTGCGCTCGATGCCAAGGTGCGTTCGGGTGAAATCACGATCAACGAAGCTTATAAGCAGGTGCAGAAGACGAAGAGAAACGAGCCAAGGGAAACTGCGCTGAGTAAGACGCATGTTACGTTGCATACGCATCTCGGCGAAGAGGTGCCTTACCAATTGCCAAAGGGCAAGCCACACTTCACCGCCACCAACGATCAGGTTGGATGGGCTGGGTTCACCTGGAACCCGGTCACCGGGTGCCTGCACAATTGCCAGTATTGCTACGCCCGGGAAATGGCTCATCGCCCGACCTACAAACCGTATTACCCTGTCGAGTTTACGCCGCTGTTCCACCATGAACGGCTTGACGCGCCGCGCAACACCAATGTGCCGGAAGGTGTAGAGGCCGACTCTCGATTGGGGCGCGTGTTTGTTTCATCGATGGGTGATCTGTTTGGTAAGTGGGTGCCGGACGAATGGATCGCCAAGGTGTTTGACGCTGCGCATGGCAGCCCGGAATGGGAATATCTCTTCCTCACCAAATTCCCGCAACGCTATGTCGGACTCGATCTGCCGCCGACGGCGTGGATCGGCACCACGGTCGACGATCAATACCGCGTCAAGATCGCCGAAGAGGCGTTTCGCAAGATCAGGGGCGTGCGCGTAAAGTGGCTGTCGCTGGAGCCACTGCTTGCGCCGCTCAAATTCACCGATTTGTCGATGTTTGACTGGGTCGTCATCGGTAGTCAGAGCGCTACGGAACAGCCGGACGGCCATGTCCCCGCGTTCGCGCCGCCGTTCGAATGGGTCGCAAGGCTGACTGATCAGGCTCATGAGGCTGGCTGCAAGGTATTTCAGAAAGACAACCTGCTCGGCGTTACCGATCCGCAGCATGCTGGGATGAAACTCATCCAGCAGGTGCCGGATTTGCCGCCGCTGCCGCGCGCGCAGGGAGAATTTCCATTGGTCGAAGCAGCAGAGTGAACGCATTTCGCGCGGTCTTAGTCCAGCGTACCGCGCGGTTTCACATGAAACAAAAAGGAACAACCATGGACCACTCTACAAAACTTGCATTGATCGAAGCCGTGCAGCCCGACATCGCGCCGATCAGCGATCAAGTTTCTGACCTGTTGAACGAGAGCATAGAGAAAATCGCCTCCAACATGGTGGGAGAACTCGAGGCGCTGCGCCAGAACGCAACGGCACTCGAAACCCAGCTACTGGCCGCAGCGGCTGGTGCCAAGGCCAGCATCAACAAGCTGCGCGAACTCCATACCCAGATCGCTGATGAGGCTCGGCGCGGGCAGGAAGTCTGCCGCAAGGTGAGCGACAGCATCGAGAATATTGCACCGTGACCCCATCCCATCGCGGTCTCTGGCTCATGCCCGGCCTCAATGAACGGCTGGCCGAACTGCACGCGCTGGACGGCGTGGATCATATGACCATGAGCGAGATCGCGAAAACACTCTCGATCGAGTTCGGGTTGGAATTGAGCAAGAACGCCGTGATCGGCCGATCGTATCGGCTGAAGCTGGAACTGCGAGACAATGTGCCGTTCACGCGAAAGCAGGTGGAGAAGAAAATGAGACCACGCCGAGTTGATGCGCCGATCCCACCGCCAGAGCCAACCGTCACGCCAGCCGACGAAACGCTGACGATCTACCAGCTGGCCGAGGGCGATTGTCACTGGCCACTGGGCGAGATGACCGACCGCCCGCCGTTCCGCTATTGCGGCCAGGCGTCGTTGTTTGGCCGGCCGTATTGCAAGGGACATTCGAGGGTTGCCTGCAACGTGCCGCGGGTGGAGTGGGCATGAGGGCCGTTGTCGATCTTGTCGGCAAACGATTTGGCTCGCTCGTCGTGCTGCGACGTGGCGCGCGGCTTTACGAATACTCAACGAATGCCTGCTGGGTCGTCCGCTGCGATTGCGGGATTGAAAAGACCATTCATGGGCCGACGCTGACGCGCGGCAGGGCCAGATCATGCCGGGTAGGTAGCCATCACTGGGGCAAGGGGCGCGTCGTGGCGAGGGTGTTAGCGTGAGACGCAACTGGATGCCACTCTACGTTCCCGACTTCCTCGCCGACACCGGGCGGCTCTCGGCGGCCGAGACCGGCGCGTATCTGTGCCTGATCATGGAATACTGGATGCACGACGGGTTGCCCGACGATGACGCCAAGCTGGCGCAGATCGCGCGGCTGCCGCTGAAGTCATGGCGGCAGATGCGGCCGACCATCCAGGCGTTCTTCCGTGATGGCTGGCGCCACAAGCGGATCGACGCCGAGTTGGAAAAGATGATCACGACCATGACCAGGCGGCACACCGCGGCCGTCAAGGCAGGCACCATGTCGGTGATCTCAAGGGAGAGAAACCGGCAACGAAACGTTCAACGTCCGCTCAACGAATCGTTGCCTCAACGTTCAACGTCTGACCAACGCAGCGTCAACCACACTACACAAGAAAGAAAGATAACTACTACTACCTCTGAAGCTGCGCGCGAGGTTCCACCTGTGGAAAACCCCGAAAACCCCGAAAACCCCGAAAAACCAGCGCCTGAGCCCGCGGAAACGCCGGCTGGCTCTCCAGCGAAGGGGCGAAATTTGGCTGCATCTCCCGCACTATTGGCAAATCTTGAGAGGAAATACCGATGACCGAAAAGCTCCAGAAGGTTTCCATAATCCCCCAGGACGACCCGCCAGCCGTAGCGCCGTCCGTGACCCCGCTCGACATGCTCAACCGGGCCGTCATGTCCGGTGCCGACATGGCCATGATCGAAAAGCTGATGGCCTTGCATGAGCGCTGGGATGCCAACCAGGCACGGAAAGCATTCGATGAGGCGGTGGCCGCGGCCAAGCGTGAGATACCGCCGATCCAGCGCAACGTGGCCGGCCACAACGCCAAGAAATACGCGGACTTCGCCGCAATCGCCAAGGTTGTCGACCCGATCATTGGCGCGCATGGCTTGTCGTATCGGTTCCGTACCGTGCAGAACGATCGGATCAGCGTGACGTGCATTCTCAGCCACAAGGCCGGCCACGCCGAGGAAACCACGCTGTCGGGACCGGCAGACACCAGCGGCAACAAGAACGCCATTCAGGCCATTGGCTCGACCCTGACCTACCTGCAACGCTACTCGCTGGTGCAGATGCTGGGGTTGGCCGCCGGCAATGACGATGACGGCAAGGCGGCCGGCGCCGGTGAGGCCATCAGCGAAGAGCAACTGCTGAACCTGATCGACCTTGCGGACGAGGTGGGCGCCGACAAGGAAGCATTCTGCAAGTATTTCTTCACCGACCGCATCAAACGCGATCCCGATTTTGTGCCAAGCCTCGCCGATATCCCGGCCATGGACTATGCGCGCGCCGTGTATGCGCTCAACAAAAAGAGGGCGAAATGAGCGAGGAAATCATCCAGGGATCGGACCAGTGGAAAGCCATTCGCCTCGGCAAAGTCACAGCATCCCGTGTTGCCGACGTGGTGGCGCGCACCAAGAGCGGCTACGGCGCCAGCCGCACCAACTATGCCGCGCAGATCATCGCGGAGCGACTGACCGGTCATCCCATTGAAAGCTCGTTCACGACGCCGGCAATGCAGCACGGCGTCGACACCGAACCGGAAGCGAGGAATGCCTACCAGTTCTATCATGGCGTCACCGTCGACCAGGTGGCATTCGTGCAGCATCCCACAATTGCCGACTGCGGATGTTCGCCTGACGGGCTGGTCAATTGCCCTGGAGGAACTGGGGACGACGGGATGGTGGAAATCAAATGTCCCAACACAGCAACCCATCTGGAAACCCTGCTCGGCCAGTCAGTGCCAGGCAAATACGAAACCCAGATACAGTTTCAGATGGCGTGCACCGGCCGCCAATGGTGCGATTTTGTCAGCTACGATCCGCGAATGCCTGAACACCTCCGGCTGTTCGTGCGGCGCGTTCCCCGCGATTACGAGCGCATTGCCGAACTGGAAACCGAGGTGGTGGCATTCCTCAAGGAAATCAAAAGCCGGATCGAACAGCTGGAAGCCATCTACGGCGAGAAGGCTGCGGCATGACCGACGCCAAACGAACCTGGTCAGAGCTTCCAGCGGTCACGCAAGCCGCGCTGCGCTGCAAGGAGCCGGCGTTCTGGGCGTTTCTGAAAGAAAACAATTTTATCAGTTGGAAGATCGAAAACGAGGATGCAGCCGCCGTGGCCGTGCGCGCTATCTGTGAGGTGGAGTCCCGCAGCAGACTGGCCGACCATTCCGAAGCGCAGGCAATCTGGTACGACCTCGACGGCCTCTTCCAGGCATGGCTGGCACGGGAACGATGACCGCCCCCTGGTACGTCGTCCTGACCGCAGCCCAGCAGGAAGTCACCACCGTCTGGCGCCTGCACCTGCTCGGGCTGGAGATGTTCACGCCAGTCCTGCGCCGCCGGGTCCGCACCGGTCGCGTCCACAAGGGCCGCGCCATCACCCGCCTGGTCATCCGGCCCATGTTCCCGTCCTACGGGTTCGTGCGCCAAGGTGAGGGGTGCGACGTCAACACCATCCTCGGCGTCCGTGGCGTCCGCGACCTGCTTCGCAACGAGCGTGGCGAAATTGCCACACTGCCGCACCAGGCCATCCTCGCCATCCACGCCACCCAGCAACGGGAACTGGAAGAATTCACCGCCTCGCACCGCCGCGGCAAACGCTTCGCCACCAACCTCAAGCCAGGCCAGCGGGTCAGGGTCGACGATGGCGGTGTCTATTCGGGCATGGTCGCGGACGTCGATCGCATCGATGCCCGAGGCAGGGTAGAAGTCCTGTTCGGCATGATCCGGCACACGCTGCCGATCGACATGGTGAGGGCTTCATGAAAATCATTTCCGCAACGTTTGAGCTAAAACGCGAAGCCGGCGATGATTTCGACACTGTAAGCCCTTTGCTGAAATTGCTTGAACAGATCGGGTTTGCTGGTCCGGTCAACATCACAAACATTCCAAGCTGCGACGACATTGATAACCAAAGCCTGTGGATTGATCCGATCGAACCATGACCCTGTCCCATGGTACAGGCTTGCATATCCCGCTTCCCTACGTGTAGGTTCCCCACGTCCGGTACTGCCAAGATGTAGTATCGGCGTGGTCAGGGTTTCCCAGTTCAAGGCTGTGCCACTCCCAGGCTCTAAGCGTGAACCTGCCACACCAGCACACACGCTGGACCAACAGCTTACACAGGCTGGTCCCTTCCTATGCGATGTCATCCCTTCTACAAAACCCACGCCTGGGAAGTAGCACGCAAGCAATGCCTGCATGACAGCGGATGGCTATGCGCACGATGCAACACGTCACTGGTGGGCATGGGTCGCAAGGCACATGTGCATCACAGGAAGCCATACCGTAAGGCACCAGCCCTTGGCACCGAGCCGTTGAACCTTCTCGCGTTATGTCAGCCGTGCCATAACGCTGAAGAGCATGGACCCAAGGGCTCATGCGATGCGGATGGCATGCCGATCGATGCATCGCATCCTTGGTTTGCAAAAACAAAACGCAAAACCTGACCGGGGGGCGGGTCGGAAATAATCCGCCGGTGACGGGGGAAG